AAGGTCCGAACCATTGTCAAGGAACACCCCCTGATGTGTGCTGCTGCCGCCCTTGTTCCGCTCCTCCTGTACGGATTGTACCGGTGGTGTGGGACCAAGAAGGTTGAACAGGTGGACATGCTTCACTCACAACTCGCGATTTCCACCAATCGTGTGACGCATTCTCACGAGTGTCTCAAGTGTTCGAAGGTTTTTAAGCACACGCATGTCATCCAAGGTGTTGAAGCGAGCATGAAAGATCTCCCCATGTGTGGTCGGTGTGCTCCCACAACTGAAGCTCTCTTCGATGAAGCTGAACAAACCATCAGTTTCTCTCGTCGTAATGTGCTCTCAACTGAGAGCGTCGACGTGAGGACCATCTCGAGCTTCTTTTCGGACGACCAGATGGACGACCTTAAGGAGAGTCGCGTGAGCGACTACATCTTTGAGGAGCTGTCCACTTCTGGGGATCCGAAAACGAAGAAGCGTGTTATGCGCGTGCAACTTTCATCGTCAGGAGATCCGAAAACCCTCCGGAAAAAGAAAATCACCGTTGAGACTGAGTTTCGAAGCGACCAAGGTGCCCATGAAGTGTCGGAAAAGGTACGAAATAGCGTGTACCAGATTGCAGTCGGTGATGGAGAGAACTTTCCTTATGCACTTAAGATCGTCATCCTCACTGGGAGGATTGGACTCACCGTTGCTCACTTGATCCCATATCTTGAGCGAAATTCTCATGTGAGGCTCACGAGCGCTTCAATGCCCGATGGAATGGTCTTTAAGACATCAGAACTCGTGCATCATCAGGTTGTTGGGCGAGATGGCGAGTCAAAAGACCAGCTCTTGATTGCTTTCCCGAAACGTTTTGTGTGCCACCCCTGCATCCTCAAGCACGTTGCCACGTCGCGAGACATGTCAGTGAGCAAGCTCCCAGTTGTGCTCGTAAATCCCAGCTGCAAGAGTGTCGTTTATCTGAAGTACGGATTGGCTACGGCGCACGATAAACCCATGGTCTACCTCGATGAGGATGATCATGAGTTGAGCGTGCGCTCGTACTATTCGTACGAATTTGAGACGGCCCCTGGAGATTGTGGAAGCGTAATGGTTGGAATTGGAAAGACCATTCAACACAAAATCATGGGAATTCACATTGCTGGCGATCTCGGTCGAGGATACGGGTCCCCCTTGAATCTTGTGGACTTGCAAGAGGCACTCAAGAGGTTTCCTCCTCAGGCTCAAATCCAACTTGACTTGGATCCGCTTTTGAACAAAGCGACATCTCAGATCATCATGCCTGAGGGAAACTTCGTGTGCGTAGGGGAACCTATTTACACCGTTCCTCGGCCAGTCAAGACGAAGCTGCGGAAGAGCGCTGTTTTCGAACAGATTGCAGATTCGATCACTGCACCCAGCGTTCTTGTCAATGTTTGGAGAAATGGTCTGCTCATCGATCCCCTCATGAGGGGTTTGAAGAAAGCCGGCTCTCTGCCACCTGCAATTGATCTCAACCTGTTGGAAGCATGTGTGAACGATGTTTCCCGCATGCTGACCGACAAGAGTGATCCTGACCACCAGCGCATTCTCACGAACCAAGAGGCTGTTGCCGGGATTGAGTTGGACGATTTTGCCCCTGGCATTACGCGGACGACTTCTCCTGGCTTCCCTCTGGTTTATGAAGGCAAAGGTAGTGGCAAAGGCAAACAGAAATGGCTTGGCACTGATGAGTATCTTCTTCCCGATGAAATCGAAGCGGAGATGAATCTCATAGAGCTGAACGCTGCCAGAGCAATCCGAACACCCACCATCTGGACTGACACTCTCAAAGACGAACGTCGCCCCCACCAAAAGATCAAAGACGTCAAGACGAGAGTGTTTTCTGCTGGCCCGATGTGTTACACATTGGTTTTCCGTAAGTACTTTCTTGGCTTTGCTGCACATTGCGCAAAGAACCGCATTAACAATGAGATTGCGGTTGGTACGAATGTCTATTCAATGGATTGGCATCGTATCGCTGAGCGCATGCAAAGCAAGGGGAAGAAAGTGATTGCGGGAGACTTTTCCAATTTCGACGGAACTCTTGTCAGTGAACTCCTTTGGGCGATTCTTGACATCATCAATCAATTTTATGATGATGGTGACAAGAATGCGCTCATTCGTGAGGTTCTCTGGTGTGAGATTGTCAACTCTGTCCACGTGTTTGGAAATTCTGTTTACATTTGGACGCATTCTCAACCATCTGGATGCCCACTGACTGCGATCATCAACTCCATTTACAACTCGCTCTCGATGCGATATGTGTGGATGCTTGTTGTTCCTCAAGAACTGAAGAACATGCAGGCGTTCCGACGCAATGTCGCAATGATTGCCTATGGAGACGATAACATCGTGAACATCTCTGATCGCGTCATTGGAATCTTCAACCAAGTTACCATCGCTGCTGGGTATGCCAAATTCGGAATGACATACACTGACGAAGCCAAGAGTGGGGAGCTCATTCCATTTCGATCCTTAGAGGACGTTAGCTTTCTTAAGCGAACGTTTCTTCGTGACGAATCTGGAATGCATCGTGCCCCTCTCTCACTGGAGACCGTGTTGGAAATGACGAATTGGATCCGAGGAGATCTGGATGAGGAAGCAAAGACATGTGAGAACATTGAAACTGCAGCTTTCGAACTCAGTCTGCATTCTGACGCAGTGTTCCATGAATGGATCCCAAAGTTTCGAGCTGCTGGAAGAATGCTCGAGACCCAACCACAACTCATGACCCTTTCAGAGTACAGGACCTCAGCTCTTCTCAAGATCCAAGGCCTGTGCGCTGCCTCTTAAATCCTTCTCTAGGGGCTTGTTCTCATTCGCCG